GGGCAAGACTTAAAAGCAGCCTGCGATTGGCTCAAAATAAATGATATAAGTGGCGTTGCTTACGATGGTAACCCATTAGACAAGTTAAATAAGATAATGCCTAAGGTAGATCCTGGTTTGGTTAACAGGAGACTCTATGGCAAAGTCTAAAACTTATTACGATTCTCACCCCGCTGCTAAAGCGAAAAAGAATGCATATCAAAAAAAGTATATGCAAACAGATAAAGCAATTGCTATAAGACGAGCTGCTGATAAAGCAAGCAAAGGTAAAGGTAAAGTTGGGGATGGTTTAGATTATTCTCATCATGACAAGAAATTAGTCCCTGAAGGTAAACACCGCAGAGACGATAAAAAAAGAAATCCTAATAAGCGTAAGTTACGCATCACTTAATCATGGCACCTAGACTAAAAACGAGAAGACGTAACGGTAAAGTAGAGTACTTTGATCCAAAAACTAGAACTTGGAAAGCTACTACTAAAATGGATACAACAACTAAATATCGTCCTGTGAAGAAAGATGAAAAAGTTGATGCATCTGGTGGGAAAATAAAAGTTAGGCCAAAGACTAAAGAAGAGATTAGAAAAGGTAAAGGTATTAAAATACAACTTGATGGTGGTGGTACTAAAACTATATACCCAGGTCATAAAGATTATGAATCTGCAAAATCTGGTAAGAAGAAAATCTCTACAAAACCTAGTGATCATGCCTTTGGTGGTATGAAAGGAGTCCAAGAACCAAAGAAGAATAAGGTAAAAATTAAATCTAATGGTAATGGTAAAGGTAAACCGAAGGATGATGGTGGTAGAGCTGATTGGTTAGATAAAACAAAGAGAAGCCCAGCAGCTAAAGCAGGTTTTAATAAAGATGAAAGATGGGCTCTTCAACAAAAACATCGTAAGTGGAAAGCAGCTAGAAAGGCTGGTACACTAGGTGATTGGGAAAAGGAACATGCTCCTAACCGTACACCACGTTATAAGAATAAACTAAAAATTGAGAAGAAAAAGAAAGGAGGTAAGTAATGCCCAGTCCAGCATCAGCAGCAAGGTTAGTACCTGGAGTTGATCAAGCTGTTCAGCAAGTAGTTAAGAAAGGAGTTCAACCATTAGCTGAAAACGTTCTTGCTCCTCTTATTAAACGTATTCCTGGTATAGGTATTAAAAGTAGTGACGAGATAATGGAAGGCGTTGCTAAAAACTCACCTATTATGTTTGGAAGAACTGATGAATCAATAATTGGTGGGATCAAGAGTGCTCTAGACAATGAACTTGTAAATGAAAAACAAGTAGTTAAAATGTTTAAAGAGGATCAGTTAGTTAATATTAATGTTACTGGTCGTAAGGGAATGAAAGCTTTCGAAGATGCTAAAAATAAAGCTAGTCTAAATAAGGTAATAGATCAGAAACCAGCTAATGATACTGTTGATCCTATAATTACTGTTTCAGAAGAACTTCAATCTCCAAAACTTAAAACTCTTAATAAGGCACAAGCTATAGAGCATTATGATAGGACTCTAAGCGATATAGAAAATTTATACCAAAAGAAACCTGGAATTACTCAAGCAGCGGATGAAAAATCTAGTGTCGATGCTACTGTAAATATTAGTGGTTCATCTAAGAATCAGGATTTCTATAGTAAAAGGAAGAAACTTGAGAACTTAGCTTTACGTGAAAAAGAAGTACCAGGTGGAGAAACTAATTACAAAGAGATGCACCATGAACTAATGAAAGCTGTCTTTGCTCCTTTTATAAGAAGAGCACGACAATTAGGTTCTAAAATGGATGTAATTAATTTAGGTCTTATAGCTGATGAGTTTGGATTTGGTTTAGGAGATCAATTCTCTGCAATACGACAATTAGATCGAGTACCACATCTCGAAGCTCATAAATTTCTATTAGCAGCTGGTATTCAACCAGATGAAATATTTGGTGTAGGAAGTTCAATATCTCGTGAAAAAATTGATATTAGAGGTATTCAAACTATCGATGAATTGACAGCTAGATTTAAAGAAAGAATCCAAGATCTTGCTATTCCAATGAGAGAAGAAATGGAAATATTTCAAGATGCTTGGAATCTTATTCCATCTTCAGATCGTTTAAAATTATGGACTCTTAAATTAAATAAGAAAAAACTAAGTAAATTAGCTAAAGAGAATCCTACTAAAACTAATCAACTTGCAAAAACTAGAGCAGAAAAAGCTTATAAAAAGTTTAAAGAAAAATTAGTTAAAGAACTAAATGAACAAGTTAACTTTAGAAAAGGTCAAGTAGAAGCTGTTACTGAAGCTGCAAGTGATAAAACTTTAAGAAAACAGATGGATGCTGCTTCTCCTGAAGATTGGACTTCTAGATCTAATCAACCTGCTAAAGGACCAGTTACAGGTGGTAATCCTGAACTAACTCAATTTACTCAAAACTTAAGAAAACATGGCGGCCTCAAAGAAAAAACCTAAAAAGAAGAAGAATAAAGAGAAGCTCATGGCAGGATTGGTTGAAATCTCTCCTGGTGTAATGGTTAATAAAAATTACAAAAAAGGTAAAGACAAAGCTTTAGATAATGTTCTAGAAAAACTTAAAAAGAATCCAGGTGCTTATGATTCTAGCGGATTCGGTAATCGATATAAAATATGAACGATATCGTAACTGCCCTACAAGAAGACTTTAAGCTGTTCTTACAAGCTTTGTGGGAACAGTTAGACCTTCCTTCACCAACTAGAGCTCAATATGCAATCGCAGACTATCTTCAACATGGACCTAAACGTCTCCAAATTCAAGCTTTCCGTGGTGTTGGAAAAAGTTGGATCACTGGAGCCTTCGTCCTCTGGACTCTCTTTAAAGATCCTGAAAAGAAAATAATGATTATATCTGCATCTAAGGAACGTGCAGATAACATGTCGATCTTCCTACAAAAATTAATCATTGAAACTCCATGGCTAAAACATCTCAGACCGAAAGCAGACGACTCTCGTTGGAGTCGCATCAGCTTCGACGTAAACTGTTCTCCACACCAAGCCCCAAGCGTAAAGTCGGTGGGCATAACTGGTCAGTTAACCGGAAGTCGCGCAGATTTAATGATTTTGGACGATATAGAAGTTCCTGGAAACTCCATGACGGAGTTAATGCGTGAGAAATTACTTCAACTCTGTACAGAAGCTGAATCCATCCTTACGCCAAAAGACGATAGCCGTATTATGTATCTCGGGACTCCTCAGACTACTTTTACTGTTTATCGTAAGCTGGCAGAGCGGAGCTATCGACCATTTGTTTGGCCAGCCCGATACCCCAAAAAGCTTTCCCAGTATGAAGGATTAATAGCTCCTCAGTTACAAGAGGATATAGATATGGGTGCCGATACCGGCGCCTGTACCGACCCAGACAGATTCGATGATGATGATCTGGTAGAGCGTGAAGCTTCCATGGGAAGATCTAACTTCATGCTCCAATTTATGTTAGATACCTCCCTATCCGATGCAGAGAAATTCCCTCTTAAGATGGCAGATCTGGTTGTTACCAGTGTTAACCCTACTCAAGCTCCAGACTCCGTTGTTTGGTGCTCAGACCCCAGAAACGTTATCAAAGAGTTACCTACAGTCGGCCTCCCAGGAGATTATTTTTATTCTCCAATGCAACTTCAAGGAGAGTGGGGAGCTTACACAGAAACAATTTGCAGTGTTGACCCGTCGGGTAGAGGCTCGGATGAGACGGCTGCCGCCTACATCTCCCAGAAAAATGGATTCCTCTACTTGCATGAAATGCGTGCGTACAGAGACGGGTACACAGATAGAACTCTGTTAGATATATTAAGAGGTTGTAGAAGATATGGTGTTACCAAACTTGTAGTTGAAACTAACTTTGGTGATGGTATAGTATGTGAACTCTTTAAGAAACACTTACAACAGACAAAACAAGCTATAGATGTGGAAGAAGTCCGTGCAAACGTTCGTAAAGAAGATAGAATCATCGATTCTCTTGAGCCTGTTCTTAATCAACATCGCCTTATTTGTAATAGGTCGGTTATTGATTGGGATTATAACTCTAATAAAGATGAAGCTCCTGAACTTCGCCTTCTCTATATGCTGTTCTATCAGATGTCTAGGATGTGTAGAGAGAAAGGTGCTGTTAAACACGATGACAGACTCGATGCCCTTGCACAAGGTGTTAAGTACTTCACAGATGCTCTCTCTATCTCCGCATATGAAGCTGTAAAACAACGTAACCGTGATGACTGGCAAGACATGCTAGACACATGGAACGATGATCCACAAGCTGCAGCTAATCATATGGTGTTAGGTATGGATTTGGAACAAAGACAAAAAGCTAGAGGTAAATCTGGCAGAAAGCAGACACCAACATGGGTCTAGTCGAGTTCCACCGTATACAGGGGAAGGGAAGGGTGGACCCGACCCCTTAGAGGGAATCTCTGTCTTTCAGACATCAATTCCCTCTCTTAATACTTATATCCCCAATTCTACCACCACACTCAAAAGAATCTTTGGATATACATATTATACATACTGGAATGAAGAAGCATCAGATTAAATCACATTGGTATTACATCTTCTGGGGTGCAGCAACTCTCTCCGTACTTATTGGACAATTACATGTGGGGAGTGGATATAATAGATTAGCTAATATAATGGAAGTT